AATGTGCCTTTGGGTAATGTAGCCGATATTAAGACTAGTATCAAAAAGATATATCAAGGTGAAACAGTATCTGATGTTATCAAGGATATTATCAAGCAAGCCACGGAAGAAACTGGCTATAAATACCGCTTAGAATACAGAGATGGCAAGATACACGTTGAGGACTACAAGGATTTAGTGCTTGATAAGGTTATCACTCAACCTATCAACAATTACTCAAGAGATTTAAGCATGGAAGATATGCGTAATAGCATCGTAGCCATATCTCAAAAGGAAAAGAGTACATCTGTTAAGTCAACTATCCAAGATGATGAAAGCATCAAGAAATATGGCTTAATTAAGAAGATAGTAAAGGTTGATAATAAGAAACAAGCACAGACTGCTCAAATTGCTAAAAAGACTATTCAAGATACTAATAAGGTAGCTGAAAAGTTAAACCTAACATTATTAGGTGATGATAAAGTAAGGAGTGGTCGCATTATTATAATTGATGATTACACAGTAGACATACATGATAAATTCATAGTAGAAAATTGCAAACATAATTATGGAGTTAATCATACTATGACATTAGATCTAAAACGTGTAACTAAAGAACTTGATACAAGTAAGTATGCTACAAGTACTACTACAACTGTTACACCTAATGCTACAAATAGTACTGCTAATGCAACACAAGTTGATGCTGGTATGAACGCACTCAACGGATATCAAAGCGTATATCGTGATAATGGATGCGTAGATGTGGCGGTTAAAGCTGGTTCATATTACAGTCCATTCTTAAAGCAACAGGCGGATATAGGTACTGCTAATGTAGATACATTAGTTAATAATGCACAAAGTGCTGGTTATAAGGTGGAAGCCTTTGATGGCTACGCTAAAAAAGGTGATATCTTGGTATATGGTAATAATCAACACGTTATTATCTCTGATGGTGCTGGCGGTGGTTTTGGTAACAGTAGTAGCGAAGGACACGCTAAATTCTATTCAGATGCTAATAACGCATGGCACACAAACGAAGCACCATCTAAAGTAATTAGAATGTCATAAGGGGGTACATATGGAAGAATGGCACAGTCAGATGGCTTCTATGTTTAAAGATAGAACCAACCCTATACGGATAGGTGCTTGCCTTGGAGAGGTTATCAGTACTTCGCCATGGAAGGTAGCTATCAAAGATGGGAAGTTTATGATAGATGCATCTAATGGATATGTATGCTTTCAGTTAATTCACCATATCACTACCTACTCTTATAGACATAGTGGAAAAATGACACATAAAGGGTGTCCAGCTGGGCCTAAATCTGATTACGATGCACAGGGCGAAGGTAAGATAGTACTGGATGAATTATGGAAAGCTGGCGATAAAGTGCTTGTTATACCAGATGAAAACGAGCAACATTTCTTTATCGTTGATATTGTGAAAGAGGGGGTATGATGTTTCCTACAGATTACAACTTCACCAATTCCATTCAATCAACTGCAACGGCTACGAACTCACAACATAAGGTGGGGCGGTCATTTAAATTCGATTACAAGACACATCGCTTTGTGTTTGAAGATGGTCGCAACGTAGAAGATACGCAGATTGAAGCAATTAAACAATGGATTGAGTTATTTATTCGAACTGAAATGAAGAAATACTTAATCTATAGTGATAGCTTTGGGTTAGATCTAACTAAGCTATTAGGGTACAGATTGCCACGAGCATATAAAGTATCTGAAATAAAAAGAAGAATAACAGAAGGTATCATGAACAAAGTACCATGTGTTGTAGTTGTCAAAGATTGGCAATTCAACGCTGGTATTTTTTATTTCACAGTAGTTACTAATACAGGGGAAGAGGTGAAGATAGAACATGAATTCGAATTATAGTGTTGATAGCATCCATAATACGATGCTTGAAAACATTGATGATGCGTATCAGAAAACGGAAGGCTTTCCAACGTATGACATAACAAGAGGTGAAGCATTTGCTTTACTTGAACTGTGGAAGAAGGCGGAAGAAATTGAACGCAAACAAAACGTGGATAACTTAACAGGTGATGAACTAACAAGGGTAGTATTCCAACGTAAAGGAACGCAACGAAAGTTAGCAACTAAGGCGGTATGTAACCTACGTATTGTAGATGGTAACGGCACTATTCATGAGGGCGATTTATTTGAAAGTGAAAGCGGTATTCAGTATGAGTCGCTAGAAAACAAGGATGTAGTAAATAACTCTATCATTAAAATAAGATGCACTAAAGCTGGTGCGGTTGGTAATGTTCCTAAAGGTACAATAACGCAAATGCCTATTACTATTGCTGGTATCAATGCAGTTATTAATGATGATGCTGCAAAGGGTGGCGAAAATGAGGAAGCAGACGATGATTTGCGTGAACGCTACTATGAAGAGTTAAGAGAACCAGCTACGAGCGGTAACGATTACCACTACAAACAATGGGCCAAAGAGGTCGAAGGTGTAGGCGAAGCTAATGTAATAGGCCTATGGAATGGCAACAATACTGTTAAAGTGATTGTTATTAATTCCGATAGAAAGGCTGCTAGTACCGATTTAGTTAAGCGTGTACAAGATTACATAGACCCAGAGAGCAAAGGTATTGGTGAAGGTCAAGCACCAATTGGTGCACATTGTACTGTAGTTAGTGCTACAGAAGTGCCAATCAATATTGATGCTAGAGGTGTACAACACACTACAACGGCTACTAAATCCACTATTACAAATGATATTACCGAAGCAGTAACCGCTTACCTAAAGAAGATAGCCTTTAAACAAAACTATGTATCGGTCGCACAGATTAGTAACATTATCATTGATAATGCTGGTGTTACTGATTATGAAAGCGTAACTGTAAATGGACAGACAACTAAAATTAATCTAACAAATGAACAAGTTGCCGTATTAGGTACAGTTAGCGTGGCTTTAAATGACTAATACTGATTTTAAAGAATACGCACTAAGAGCCATTAATAAGATGTATCGTAATGATCCATGGGTTCGTGAACTATATCAAGCTGCAGGATTGCAGTTGCAAGATATAGATGAACTACTAGATGTGCTACTAGATAATGGCTTCTTTGATGCGGTAGGTGAACGTGGCTTAAAGGTTTACGAAAAAGATTTAGGTATCAAAGGTGATGGCTCAATTGAACAACGCAGAGCCATTGTGCAAATGCTATGGAACAACAATGGCAAGTGTACACTAGATAGAATTAGGGCAATCGTTAAGACATTCGTATTAGATGGTGTAGATGTACAGTTTGAGGATGGAGTATTGAAGTTAGAGTTTAATAACTCATCCTTTGTGTACGCTATACCACAAATAAGAAGCAACTTAACAGTAGTAAAACCATCACATATTGGATTAAGTATTAATGATGTGCATAGCGTTGATGCTGAATTATATGCTGGTAGCATTGTTACTACGTTTGAAACAACAACTATCAATCCTATGGTTGGATTTAATTCAACGCTAGAAGATGCATCTATAGTGGCTGGTGTGTATATCACTAAAGCTAATGTAATTAATCATATTAATTGTTAAGGGGGTAAATAATGCCTAGTCAATATCCACAGAACGTGGTAACTAAAAATGGTTTGGCAATGATTGCTGAAAGTGTTGCCACACGTAAAAATTTAATATTTACACGTGTAGTTGTAGGTGATGGAGATGCTACAGGTAGAAACTTTAATGATATGACATCTGTGATTTCTCCTAAAATGGAATTGCCAGTAACAAGTGGTGTAAATGAGGGTAACGGCCAATATCTAATTACAGCAACATTATCCAACAACACTTTAAATGTAGGCTTCTTCCCACGTGAAGTAGGGCTATATGCAAAGGTTGATGGCAAAACAGAAATGCTATATAGCTATACAAATGGTGGCAATAATGTAGGATATGTTCCAGATAAGACTACACCTATTGATAGCGAAATTTATAAGATTAGAACAGTAATTGGTAATGCCAAAAATATTACTGTGAATATGTCTGATAGTACATTTGTTACTAAAGGCGAATTGGATAGATATGTTTCAATTACATCTGGTGGCTATTTCAAAGATGTAAACAAAACTAATGCTGGTATGTCATTCATTAAAGGTGATAATACATCTAAAATAATTGAGTTTATCACCTCTAATTACAATGATAGTGATACTAATAAAGTGCTTAATTTATCAACGCTAAAAAGTCTATTAGGGCAAGGTGCTATTATAGCATCTAAACTAACTAACAATAGCGGATATGTAAAATTTGCTAATGGGTTTGCTATCCAATGGGGAATTGGCGGACAAGACAACGTAACTAAGACAGAAGTAATTTTCCCAATTAGATTTACTACTTTATTCATGGCTAGTGCTATTGATGCGTATTGGGGCGGTTCTGATACACCGAGATATTTTGCAACCGCTGTTAATGAAAGCAGCAATGCAAAAGCGGTATTTACTGCAAATGATAGATATGCAGCATCATATTACTGGTTTGCATTAGGAATGGCATAAGGGGAGGAGAAAACACATGAACCAATATGTATTTGTATTAAACGAAATGGGTGAACGCATTACATCCTTTGTTGATAACATGATTAGCAAAGATGAATTACTAGATCATGCTAAAAAAGAGTGGCCAGATGCAGCGG